TATATGTTTTCTACCTATATATGTCGGGTGGTTATATGATAGAGGTTTACTCTTGGAAAAGTGAGGGCGACGGGGTATCATGCCGCCGCCCTCTGGGTAGGGACTACCCGAACAGCGTGGGCTGATGGCTTTCCACTTCGACGTTGCGGCAGTTCTTGATGGCTTCGTTGAAATAGGATTCTTTCAGCTCGAAGCCGATGCCGTAGCGTCCCGTCTTGATGGCGGTATATACTTCGGAACCGATGCCGAGGAACGGGGTCAGAACGGTGTCGCCCTCGTTGGTCCATAGGCGGATGGCTCTTTCGATGGTGTCGAGTTGCAAGGGGCAGATGTGCTTCTCGTCGTTGGAGTCACGACCTGCGGCAGCGTTCAGGGTGTTGCCGTAGTCGATGTCCATCCAAACGGGTGATGCCCACTTCTGCCAGGTGTCAACGCTGATGTCGCAATGCACGGGGTGGTCGTGTTCGCCCTCCTTGCGGAACACCATGAGATAGTCGGGGATGCCGACGCGACTCATGGCAGCGTCTTTCTTCACCTGCTTGTGGAGCAGTCCGAGAGCCTTGGTGCGCTGCATCTCCGTTACGGGATTCTTCCAGATGGTGACGCGGCTGTGATAGATGAAACCGACCTCCTCGAAGGCTTGGAGTATCATGCCGGAGAAGTCGCGCAGTCCGATGAATCCCTCTTTGCCCTTCTGGATGGGCAAGTCCATGCAATGCACGGCGATATTGCGACCGGGCCACAATACGCGGTAGAGTTCGCCCACAAGGAACTTGAACGCCTTGAAAAACTCGTTGTAGTCTTTCGAGTTGCCCATGTCTTCGAGCTTGTCCGAATAGGTGTAGAGTTCGGCAAAGGGTGGCGAGAAGATGCTGAAGCCGACGGACTCGTCGGGCACTTCCTGAATGAGTTGCACACAGTCGCCGAGCTTGATGTGGCAGTAGTCGCTTTCGTATTCGTTCTTTACTTCCATGCGTTGTAGTTGTATTTGGTTCTTGATGTTACGGTTCATCGCCAGCGTCATGGCGGCTTGCATTTCGCGGAAGGCTGCTTGTTTCTTGTCGAAAGCGTCCTTCACGTTCTGCATCGTGTCGGTGGTGATGAGATAGATGTTCACTTGCTCCGTCTGTCCGAATCGGTACGAACGGCGGATGCCCTGGTAGGTGGCTTCAAATGAGAAGTCCAACGAGGCATATATCTGGTTGTGGCAGTTCTGATAGTTCAGTCCGAATTGGGCTATCTTCAGTTTGGTGATGAGCACGCGGAACTCTCCACGACCAAAGCCCAGCAGCATGTCCTTCTTGAACTGTTTCGAGTCTGAGCCTTTCACCTCGATAGCGTCGGGCAGCAGCTGGCGCAGATACTTGCCTTCGTCGTCGTGACCTATCCAGATGATGAAATTCTCCGTGGGTCGTGCGTTCACCATTTCGGCCACGCGGTCGAGTCGTATCTGGTAGGTCTCGCGCAGTTCCTTGTGGTATTCGGTAGCACTCACGGCGGTGGTGTTGAACAGCATCCCGTTGTCGCGCTTGGGTGTCTCCACAATCTCTTGCACCACGTTCAGCGGTGGCAGGTCGTAGCCCTCGTCGTCATATCCGATGTCCGATGGCTTATTCAGCATCACCGCCCACGTCGATACGAAGTCCCAAAACATTTGCTTGGCGTGTCCTTTCAGTCGCCATTCTGAGGTTGAGCCACCATCATGCACGAAGTACATCGCCAGCATTTCGGTGCGGCTCATTACGTCGAGAAATTCCGAATGGTTGCATATCTCGGTGGTGTCGTTCGGGCTTGGTGTGGCGGTACATGCCAGCTTGTATGGCGTGTTGCGGAACTCGTCGATGAGTGCCGTGCGCGTCTTGCCCTGGAAGTTCTTCAAGATGCTGGATTCATCGAGCACCACGCCGCCAAAGTGATAGGCTTCGATGTGCTCCATGTTGTCGTAGTTGGTGATGTAGATGCCCGTCTCCATGTCCTGCTGATAGTCCATGTCGCCGATTTCCTTCACCACGTAGCCAAACTTCTCGCCCTCCTTGATGGTCTGCGAGATAACGGCCAACGGCGCGAGGATCAGCACGGGCTTGTCTATCCGCTCGCACACCTTTTGCGCCCACTCCAACTGCTGGATGGTCTTACCAAGTCCGCAGTCCTCGAAGAGTGCGAACTTGCCAACGGCCAAAGCTCGCTTCACGCAATACTTCTGAAATGGGAACAGCGCGGGGTTCAGTTCTTCGTCGTTCACCGCAAATCCGCTTTCCACTCTCTGCTGTTTCTTCTGGTCGAGAAACTCTTGATACTCTTTTTTCTGTTCGGTTGTCATAGTCCCTAATCTTTTATAATGTTATTACTTTGATATTAAAAATTTCTGATGTTGCTTTCTCCAACCTTGCCCCTCGGCTCTGCTCCCATCCTGCGAGCATCGTGATACCATCGCAGCGCATGAGGTGCCAAAGGTCATAGAGTAGTGTCAGACGGTAGCCCAACACCTTGTAAATCCAAAGCCATCGTGAAGGTGGCAGTCGTGTGGGGTTCAGCGTGTCGTAGCCCTTCGCCCTCAGTCGTCGCTCCGCTTCCGCGAAGGCCGACAAATAAACAGCCCTATCAATTCCGCTGATAGGACCAGAGATATAAATTCGTTTCATTCGTTCAATTCGTGTTCAAAAGAAAAAGAGAGGCACCCTTGCGGATGTCTCTCGATTGATGATTCAGTGTGATATGTTACGGTGTGAGCCGTTTCAGCGGTGCGAGGTCTTGCAACTTCGGGTCGATGATGTCAACCGTCATGCCGAGGGCTTCTGCGATGGCTTGAATGGTTTCGAGCGTCACGGCATACTTGCCCGCCTCGATTCGGCTGACGTGGGTACGCTGTAGCCCTGCCAGCTCGCTGAGTTGTTCCTGGCTCATGCCTGCTAACTTCCGCAGCTGTGCGATACGCTGACCGATGCGGTCACGGGTCGCTTGTTTCTGTTCGTCTGTCATAGTTCCTTTTCTATTTGGGATGAATAATGCTTGATATGTGCCACTCCGTATTGACTTCCCTCAGCAAGTCCGCAGGTCGTGATGTCGGCCATAGCGTCAAGATGTACGGCGGTTGCATCCGATTCCTCAGATTCAACGTCCACAACGATTGTCAGTCTGTATTTATTCATCGTCATCAAATGTTACGGTTGTACCTTTCTGCTCCAAAGCCGCAAATACTTTCAGTACATCATCCAGCAACACGTGGCGGTCGCCTGAGCCGTGGTGCATGTTCGTGAATGCTATCACGCTTTTTCTTGTAAAATACTGGCTTGCTGTCATAGTTCCTAATGTATAATGGGAAGGGCTTTCGCCCCTCCCGTTGTTTGTTTTAATATTGTCCGTATGGAGTGATCATGCTTGCAAGAAACAGATAATCCTCAGCCTTTTTTCTTCCCTGTGCATCAACCTTGACGTAAGTTGCGCCGTTTTCGTTGTCAACGTAGAATGTATCTCCAACTGGTCTTGCGATGTTTGCAAATGCCTTAGTCATTTCCTTCTTATTCTTAAACTGGATGATTGAGAAGTCGCTATCTGATGCGTATAACCAAGGATGATAGCTATCAAGAATGTACTGCTCTTCTACTCTGATTACGCTTGCGCTTGCCTTGATGATAAAAGTCTGTGTCATAATCTTGTGCCGCTTATAGGTTGCCGCCCTGTTCTAAGTTATTATTTGTTTTATTTTTCTATTGCAAAGATACAACAAATATTTGAATTGTGCAAGTATTTACACGTTTTTCTTTCAAAAAGTGTAGTTTTTTATACTTTGTTAAGAGAAAACGTGTACTTTGTTACACATTTTAAGCCTTTTTCGTGCAAGTATTAGCACAAAAGAAAGAGAGCCGACATACATCAGCCCTCTTCCATCTTACATCATACATCCGAAGACCTACGGCTCCAGCCCCCCGCCCGTGTCCTGACTGCCACCGCCCTGCTGGGTGCCGCCGTTGTTGCCGCCAGAGTTGCCGCCCTGTGCGGGTTCGTCGTCGTTGGGGATGGCAGTGTCGGTTGCTACCATCTTAACCTTTTGAGCCTGCTTGCTCAGTGCGAATTGCTTGCTGA